ATACATGTCTGATAGAAGTAGTAAGAGTCTCCCCACTCCTCTGTATCGTCTGAGGTATTGTCTCTCAACCATCTCAGAGTCTTAAACACTGACCAGTTAGGGATAACCATTCCATTCACCTCTCCCACACCTGCCGAGAATGTGGAGAAGTAATTACCGAGTGCCTGCCCCCCCTTCACACGCGGTTTCGAACTATTTCCTTGACCTGTTTTCTTCTTCGGTTTTTCTTGGAATTTTAATTTATCGAAACATATTTTATGTAATATATCTCCAGTCTTTCCTCTATATGCCTGAGATATTCTCTGAGTTCGTGCAAGATATAATAAAGGAGAACAAAATTCCACTCTATATATCTGGAGAGCTGGATTTTCTATACTTCTGATATGATTAGAGACATTAAATATACGAAATACTTGGTCTATTCTCTGTCCATGTGGTACAATAGTCTCAAATCCTTGTATACCACCGATATGTATTCGAATATATTCTTGTCCTGTGAATCCAATCTTATTAAATATATTCATTGAATCTGCAAAGGTCATACTACCAGTAAGGAACATCTGATAGATACTCTCTGTAATCTGAAAGGATTGCATTAAATTACTCACTTCATATGAGTTACCTTCATTATTTGTTATGGTGATACTCTCAATCCTATAAGAATTAGGAGTATTTTTACCTATCATTATGGGCATATGTTTACTCTCTTATCATACTCTTGAATTGTCTGAGCAACTCTGGGACAAACTGCAACTTAATGTATTTGATACTTCTCTTATCATCATTAAACTTTTGTTCGTAGTCTTTGTTAGATACTGGTGTATTACCTGTACTTATGGTAGTTTTCGTACCCTCTGAATCCTCGTAGTGATGAGGTGAGTCTGAAAAATTTCTGACCGAATTAATAATAAAACTCTTCGTGCTGTTCGACCCTGTGACTGTTTCTCCTACTATGAAGTTACCTTGTATATCGTTTAATATAATCTGTTTATTGGTTGGGTCTATCTTAGTTGCGTATCCGAATGCCGAACTGGTAGAACCTACTACCTTTTCCCCTTGGAAAAATTTCGAATCCGAATTGGATACGATATCCGACTGCTGGTTGCTCACTAATGCTTTACCAGAATACTTTCTTTTAATATATCGTTCTAATACTCTCTGAGACTTGGGCCAATCAGTAAAGGTTGCAAGATGTGGATTAACCATCCAGAATAACCAATATAAAGTACTATCTGCATACAGTTTATCTGCAAGAACATCTGGTCTATCTTGGTCACCGACATAATAATATTCATACCCAGTGATACTTTCTTCTGCATCCTCTGATATTCTTATATTACGAAATATATCCTTTGCTTCGATTAATTCACCATCGTTTTTGAGGTCAAAATCAATCGTTGGATAATGTTTAAAATATTGCTCTGTCATGTTTTCCCCTATCCTGTTTGATTACCTTGTGGATTTTTTCTTCTTATACCATATCTTCGTTGTGAATTACCTGTGCTTCGTGCAGATAATGAAGTGGCAGCAGCAAGCATGCCAGGTATGCCAGGCAGAATACTTGCTCCTCTAACAACATTACTATCTAATGTATCCCCTAGTTCTGTTCCACTTATTAAATATACTTCAACTTCACTACCTAAACCATGTTTAGCTATATACTCTTTAGCTGCTTCTTCTGAACCAAAGTTTTGGTCTTCTATTACTTCATCAGTGACCTCTGCATTAACTTGTTTTTCAAACTCATCAAGTTCTTGTTGAACTTTTTGTTCAGCTCCCATTGCACTTGCAGCTACTCTTTGTACATATCTGAGTCTATCGATGTTAAGTATTTCTTGGAATACTAAGTTTAAATTAATACCATTAGGATAATGTTGTACAGCAGACTTAACTGGTAGTTTATCATCTGGTCTGCAAACACCATCTTCTGATTGTGGTGTTCCCTCTTTTGATTGTGTAAATCCTTCAATAAATGACATATCTTTACCACCAGAATAGTCTACATCACATGATTTTAAGAAACAATTCTGTGGATGTTCTATATGACCTAATATAGGGCCTTGGAAATCAATACTCCATTCTGCTGGCATTAATTGTATTCTTCTATTTTTACTTGATGACATAGGTAACATCATCATTTTAAATGCATGAACAATTCGAGTAATTTCTTCTGCATCTGTTTCATTATATGGATATAATGTGAATGAATAACTATGGTCTCTAAATCCTACTCCTTGGAAGGTATTAAATTTAGGATTATCTACTACTAAACCAGACTCAAATGAAGAGAAAGCTACTGCAGCTTGTTTTGCTTTCTGGAATGTTTCACCAAATGCACCACCAGCTGCATCTAATAATGTACCAAATTCTCCTTGCATTAATGAATCTAATGCAATATCACTAAGTCCTACTTCTTTTGCCTCATATTCTACTGATATATTATCTCTTACACCAGTTGGAAAATACATTGCAATAGTATATTCTTTAGACATACCTTTATTTGGTGATGGAGGCCCTTCTTGTTCATCACCTAATTTAGATGAAATGACACCATAATCCGAAGTACTAAACACACCATCTTGTGGTGTTGCACCTAAATCTGAAATAGGTCTTTTAATAGTCCTAAAAATAATCCAATTATCTACAAATCTAGTATCTGACTTAGGAAATTTGAGTATCTCTGTCATTTTAGGAGTGACTCTACCCATTGCTTTTCCTCTACTTTCAATATCAGCCTCTGCTGATTTTCTATCTTCTGCACTTAGTAATGCTTCTTCTGATATACTTTGTGGGATATTTGATATATTGATACCTGTCTTCATTGCAATTAGGTCATCTAATGCACCAGATATTTTTGAATTAAAAGATACTCTTCGACTGCCTAAAGCTGAGTTGAGGTCTTCTTTGATTGAACCCAACAATTTTGCTTTTAATGATTTGAAAAAATTCATATAAATACTCTCTATAGATTTAGTTATGTATAAGGTATTTATATGAGTTACAAGGGAAGATTCAAACCAAAACAGTATAAAAAGTATAAAGGTGACCCCACCAAGATTATCTATCGTTCTATGTGGGAATTGAGGTTTATGAAGTATTGTGATAAGAATGATTCTATTTTAGAATGGAGTAGTGAAGAGATTGTGATACCTTATCGTTCTATTGACAATAAAGTCCATCGTTATTATCCAGACTTCTGGATTAAATATAAACAATACGATGGTAAGATGATTCAAGAGATAATAGAGGTCAAACCTAAGTCACAATGTAAACGACCTAGTAAGAAAGGTAAACACTATGGTAAGTATCTTCGTGAGGCAAGAACTTATGCAATCAATGAATGTAAATGGGATGCAGCTAGAGAGTATTGTCTGGATAGAGGATATAAATTTAGAATACTAACAGAAGACCATCTTGTTAAATAAACGAAACCCCAATCCGAAGGGAGGCTACTAACCTTTTCTCTTGGGGTCTCTGGGTTAGGTCTGTTATCTCACAATCGTTATTTGTTCTTGACTCCATCTTTCAGGCAAGGGAACGACACCTCGACTTTCCTAACTTACAAAGGTATTATACTAAATTATGTACCCACCTGTCAATGTGGTATAAATACATATATGGCAGGTAAACTATTTGATAAATTAGAACGAGAAGCTTTTCGTGGTGGTATCCAAGCAAGGACTAAAGAGTCCATGAGATGGTTCAAACAACGAGTATCCTCAATTAAAGGTGTAAGTAGACAAGAACTACTGAGGGATGCAACTCAACGAAAAAGACAAATCTTTGGTGATATGTACATGTATATGTACGACCCAAAACACAAACAAACCTTACCTTACTATGATAGGTTTCCATTGTGTATACCAGTAGAACCTGCTAAAGGTGGATTTTATGGTCTTAATCTACATTATCTACCACACTCATTAAGAGCTCAGTTTTTAGATGCATTATATGATACAACAAATAATGATAAATATGATGCAACCACAAAATTTAGATTGACATATGATTTACTTAAACAGATAAAAGGTAAACCATTTTATAAAGCATGTTACAAACATTATCTATCTTCACATGTAAGAAGTGCATTTGCAAAGGTAGATAGTGCAGATTGGGAAATTGCAATATTTTTACCAATAGAGTCATTCAAGAAATCAAGTATGGATGCAGTTTGGAAAGAAAGTAGGAAGAAAATGGCATGAAGATAGAAAGATTTAAGGCACAAATAGATAATTTACAACGAAGTAATAGATACAATGTTGCAATGTTTGGTACTGGTGCAAAGAATGGTGGTCTTAGTATCAGAGGTATTAAATGTGACTCTGCAACATTGCCAGGCAAAGGTTTCTTTACAGTAGAAGAATCAGAATATGGCCCTAAAAGAGCAATACCACATAAACCACAATACGATGCATTTGATTGTTCATTCATATTAGATAATAGTTTTGAAGATAGAGAAATACTAGAACTATGGATGGGTACTATTAATGGAAATGCAGAAGGTAACTTCCATAGTAGATTTCATGATGATTACACTGGTATTATCATGGTTGAGGCATTAGACAAACAAGATAATGTTAACTATAGATGTGTCATGACCGATGCATTTCCTGTACAACTAGGTGTAATTAATCTTGGAAATGAAAATGGAGATATAACAAAATTTAATGCACAGTTTCGATATAGATACTGGCATGGAGAGTTTACTAATTCTAAACCATCTAACCTGTTTATGGGTTTCATGGATAAACATTTAAGTAAATTCTCAAATAAAATTAAAGGTAAAATTGAAGACAAAATCTTCGGATAATCAATAGGAGTATATTATGGCATTACCTAAATTAAATACTGTAGAGTATTTTTGTAAACTACCTGTATCTGGTGTTGAAGCAAAGTACCGACCTTTCACTGTAGGTGAACAGAAGGTACTACTTCAAGCACTAGAGGATGGTGAAAATAAAACGATAGCACATACAGTTATCAACTTAGTTGAAAGTTGTAGTGGTTTGAGTGAATCTGGAGATTCAGTTAGACAACTATCAAATACAGATTTAGAATATTTGTTTATGCAAATTAGAATTAAATCTGTTGGTGAAGAAACTACTGTTCAGTTGGGATGTAAAAACCAACCAGAATGTGATGGAGTAACACCTGTAAAAGTAGACTTGAATTCTATTGAAATAGAAGGTGAAGTTAAGGATAACAGAGTAATGTTAACTGACACTATAGGTATCACTTTGAAAGTTCCAAACTTCAATGAGGTGCAAGGTATTGTAGAGGATGTAGCAACAATCAGTACAACTGATATATTTAATATTCTTGCAATGTCAATCGACTCTGTATTTACAGAAGATGAAGTTCAAAATAGAAGTGACTTTACTGAAAAAGAATTAGATGATTTTATGAACGAATTGTCAACTGAACAATTCAATAATGTGATGGAATGGTTTAATGAACTACCAAAACTGGTAAAGAATGTGGAGTTTGAATGTATTAAATGTGGTACTCATAATGAGGTAAAACTAGAAGGAATTCAGAATTTTTTCGTCTAGCCCTTTCTCATGAAACACTTGCAAATTACATTCAGACAAACTTTGGTTTAATTCAACACCACAATTGGTCATTGACCGAACTGGATGGAATGCATCCTTGGGAAAGGGAGATATATGTCTCTCTACTAGTGTCTCATCTTGAAGATGAAGAATTGAAGATGAAACAACAACAAAACAGATAGAATAGGAGAGTATAATGTCTGATAAAGAAAGGTTCAGTGGTGACATGAGCCGTAATGAAGTCGAAATAGACTTAAGTAAGTTTATGGAGATGGTTACCGAAAACAATGACCTCAAACAACAAATATTTGAGTTAACACATGATGATAAGACTAATCCATGGCAAAAATGGATATTTCTTGCAAGGGCAGTTGATGCATGGAGAATATGGCCTCGTGCATTCTTAAGTGTGTACATATTCTTAATTTACTTTGTAGTAATGTGGTTTATAGGATTAGAGGCACCAACAATGGAACAATCTGGTCTTATCAGTATTCTAGTTGGAGCAGGTGCTGCTTGGTTTGGACTATATGTTAATAGTGCAGCTAAAGAGCATGATACAAACGCAAAATAGATAAATAGTATTATGGCAGACGAAGATAAAGGATTAAGTGCAAAGGAGCAAAACTCTATAGCACAAAAAGTCATTACTGAACTTAGAAGGTCTCGTGCAGAGACCACTAAGGGTCAAGAAAAGGCAAGAGAAGCGTTCGAAAAGAACATCGATAATCAAGAAGGTTTATCTGATGCTGTCAAAACTATGGCAAAAAATCAAGGTATGTTAGAACAGAACTTTGGTTTTGGTAAAGAGCAAGCTAAACAAATTGCAATGACAACCGATGCACTTAAAGCTACTAATGAAAAAATAGATGCAATGGAGTCTACTGCAAAAGAAACTAATCAAGACCTCAATCGTAATACCGAATATGAAAGATTAATTCTTGAAAAGAAACAACTCGAAGAACAACAAAAGTTTGGTAGAAACCTAACTGGTTTCGAAAGAGCTACAGTAAAAATCTTTGGTGGTAAATTTGATGACTTGAAAAAATCTGTTGAAGAAGGTGGTAGTAGAACTCAAGCTGAAATATTCAAATCAGTAGGTCAAGATTTATCTGGTGACCTTGATAAAGTATTAACATTCCTTGGCCCTGTTGGTGGTTTCTTGCAACAAATACCATTATTAGGAACACTCTTAAACTTTATTGGTAGACAAGCATCAGCAATAGCAATTAGAATTGCAATGTCTATAAAAAGAAATATCTTTGATAGAAAACAACAAGGTAAGATTGACAAAAAGAACTTGCAACTTGCATTAAGAAATGATAAAAGACAAGAAAAAATTGCTAGAAACCAAACCAAACAGACCATGGTTCAAGGGACTACCACAACTGCAGCTGCACCAGATTCACCAGATGAAGGTGATGATGCTCAAGGTGGTGGTTCATTCAGAGCTGCATCTATCTTCTTAGGAGTTGCAGCTGCAAGTGGTGTTGCTGCTGGTGCTGGATTAACTGCAGCTGCAGCTGGTATGAGTGCATTTGCAACTGCAGCGTTTAAGTTTTCTGGTGCATTAGCAGTTGGTGGTCTTGCACTAGGTGTTGGTCTTACTGGTATCTTTGGTTCATTTGCATTAGGTCAAAAAATGGGTGCATTCGAAGGAATGAAAGAGTTTGGTAAAGTTAACATGCTCAAAGTTCTTGGTAGTATGTTAGGTCTTGCAACTCTAATGGGAGTTCTTGGTGCAATTGTGACTACTGGTGTTGGTGCATTGATTATGGGAGTTGGTGCAATAGCTGTTATGGCATTAATTGGTACTTTAGTTGTAATTGGTAAAGGACTAGGTGAATTTGCAACTTCTATTCTACCATTTGAAACCATGAATGTCCCTAGAATCAAACAAAACATTCAACAACTTGCAAGTATAAGTGGAGAGATAGATGAATTAATGGATATAAGTGGTGGTCGTGGTATTATAGCACAAGCACTTTCTGACCATCCACTAAAAGAATTAGCAACTGCACTAGATGAATATAGGGGTGACTTTACTGAAAGAATTAATAATATTACTAATCTAAAAACTGCATTAAAAGGATTTGAATTCCCAGAAATGCCTGAATCTGAAACAGGTTGGGGGTCAATGCTGAGAGGATGGACAGGTGAGGACTTCTCTGGTGAACTTAAAAAACTGTCTAAATTACAGATAGCTACAGACCTTGGTACAAAACTAGGTTTAGTAGGTGATGGACTTCTAAAAATAGGTGATGGACTAGGTAATATAACAGACAAAAAAGTTCAACACCTTGAGGCAATTACAGAGGCACTTGGTGACATGAAAAATGTAGATTTAAACTTCAATGCAAGTGTATCTTCAACCGATATTACACCAACTAGTACTACTCAATCTCAAGGACAAAATAACAATGTTGTTGTTGCACCTCAAGTAAGTAATAGAGTTAGTAATAATATAAAAAGATTCAATGCAACTGGTTCAAATATGATGAACCATTCTGCACTTCATTACCCTAGTCTAGGGTAGAATATTTTTCTTTTCTTGGAATAGTTTTAGTTTTATCTTTGTGGACTTGAGTCAGTCCATGTTTAGGTGTTTTCTTATGTGACTTTACCTTTGGTTTTTTCTTACCAAATATCTTTTCCCAATTGTCTTGATAGACTGTACCTTCTGATGGGCGTTGTTTCGAACCTTTCCCACCATGCCATTGCTTTGTCATAAGAATTTTCCATAATATAAAGTTGTTAGATTAGCCCCTCTTTTTAGACCCGCTACCTAACCGATATCACACTGCCGCATTTGATATCTTACCACGATGTATGTACCCAAACCTCAACCATCCTACTTG